CTTGACATACTGGATAAATTATGATAACTAAAAAAGATATTAGAGATTGGATGATTGAACATAATGTATATGGTGGAAATATTGAGGAAATAGATAATAGATTAACTCACGCTCAAATAAATCGTTACATTGTTAGATCAATATCTGCTGATTTTCCTGATTTAAAATACAATAAGGATAAGGAAGATGACTTTGATAGACATTTTGAAGATGTAGGGTCGCATATATATAATGAGTTACCTGATACTAATGAACCTCAATTAAATTACCTTGACATACTGGAGAAACTCTAATGTGGATAATGACAACCGTGTTACGTGAATATGGTCAAACCTTAACTAAAGGCGATAGAGTTCACTTTCTAAATACTACAGCTACTGTTGAAAGTGTGGTATTATATGGTGAAGTAGCTGAAATACAATTAGCACTAAATGTTAAATGTACTTTAGTTAAGATTAATGACGTAGTTGAACCAGTTTATTTAGAACAATTAGGATAGATTTATCATGGCTTTAATATTACCAAGAACAAGTACAGTTGCAGCTAATACAGATCCACGTATTTTAGTGTTACTAAGTAATACCAAAATAGGTAAGTCGTCAAATTTACTTAAATTACCTAATAGTCTACTTATTGACCTAGAAGATGGTAGTGAATATTATGATGGTACTAAACTTAACTTACGCAAAGAAGCTGCTACTAGCGGTACTGGTTTAGGTTCATTATTAGAAGAAACAGCTAAGTTAATTAAAGCTGAAAACGTTAAAGCTGGTAAACCCATATATGATTACATTGCACTTGATACATTAACTGCAATTGAAGCACTTGCTCTTGCTAAGGCTACATTCGAGTATAAGAAGTCGCCTATTGGTAAGAACTTCACTGGGAAAGGATGTAACTGAGTTACCTAAAGGTGCTGGTTATGGTCTACTTAGACGGGCATTTATTGACATCGTTGAACCATTTAAAGGTTTAGCAGGTAAAGCTCTTATTCTCAGTGGTCACATTAAAGTAACGTCTGATGAGAAAACAGAGTTAGATGTGAAGGATATTCAGTTAACAGGAAGTCTTAAATTATACACAGTAGCTAACGCCGATGCTATTGGGTATATGTATCGTAGTAAGAAAAATAAGAATCAGAATATAATTAGTTTTCTTACTGATGAATCTAATATTGCTACTGGTGCTAGAAGTGAACATTTACGTAATAGTGAATTTGTGATTAGTGAATTAGATCCAACAACTAAAGAGTTAACTGTACATTGGGATAAGATATTCACATCATTAGGTAGTAATCCATTACCAGTTGTACCTGCAACTAAGAAGATTCCTGTATGAACGATGCTGTAGCATATCAAGTAATTAGTCGTAATAACGATAGATCCGGCAATCCATATAGACTTATATTAATTTATGATGCGGGATTTAAGGTTATCCATGTTGTAGAATCTCGCCAATCAAGTCCTAATTATGTCTATCATGAATGTCGTGGATTAATAGAGTTACCATCATTTCATCTAGAACCTAGAAGATACAATTCTTTTAAATCTAGATATGATGTAGTTAGCGAAATTTAACTTAGTTAGTGCAGTTAGTAATAGCTGCACTTTTTAATGATGATTAACAATAAACGCGTGTTAATTAAGTTTGGAAGTTGTCCAAATGATAATAGATATTATAATCAATCTCGTCTTTGTAACATTCGTCATAGAATCAGACAACAAACTAAGCGACAATTAAAAGATATAGCTGATAATTATTCAATAAATCGTAGTTGGGATAACTTTATTCAACCAATATGCTAGTACAAGAATATCTCCGAACTAAGTCATTAAAAGACTTAACCGCCGAATTAGGAATACAAGTTAGACGACATACTAAATATCCTAATCTAGTTGGATTATGTTATTGGAATGTTACATCACCCTATTATCATCCAATAGTAACTGAATGTCGCGGATTAATATTAGATGAAGCTAATGATTGGAATGTTGTAGCATATCCATTTGATAGATTCTATAACTATGGTGAATCATGTGCAGCAGAAATAGACTTCGATAACTCTTATGCTTATAAGAAGTTAGATGGCAGTCTAATCATTATGTATTACTACAATGATGAATGGTTAGTTGCAACTACTGGATCTCCTGATGCTGGTGGAACTATACTTGATTATAGTGTTACATTTGCTGAACTTGCATGGACTGTATTTATGCAAGAATCATATAAATTAGATGACTTTGATGTTAACTATACGTATATGTTTGAGTTATGTACACCATTTAATCCAGTAGTTGTATCACATAGTAGTAACTCATTAACTTTAATTGGAGTTAGAAATAGAACTACATTACGTGAGGAGTCGATAGCACAACCTAAGTTCACTTCGTTTAAGTTAGTTGACTATCTTGAATATGGTTTAACTATAGATGAAGTTAGAGATGAGTTAGTTAAGTTAGATGGATTACATAATGAAGGTTATGTAATAGTAGAATGGTGTACTTGGAAACGAGTTAAATTAAAACACGATGATTATGTTAAATATCATAGGATTAAATCAAGCGTTACCAAACGTGACATATTAGAGTTAGTTAGAACAGGTGAAGGTAATGAGTTTATCAGTTACTTCCATGAATTTAATAGCATCTACAATAACTACTTAACTAAATACAATAAGTTATGTGAGTTAATTGAACATGATTTAAATGAGTTCGCTAAAATCACCGATAAGAAACAGTTTGCAATAGCTATCTCTAACATCAAATGGAAAGTTATCCTATTCTCAATTAGAGATGGTCATAGTAAGTCAGTTAAAGAAGCACTATCTAAGTTGTTGTTAAAGAATTTTGAGGAGTTGATAAAATTATGCAAGTAATTATGACAGTTGGCTTACCTGGATCTGGTAAAACTACATACGCTATACAATTAGTTACCGATGTACCTGGATGGAAGCGTATTAATAAAGACGATATTCGCACCATGATGGACAACGGCGTATACAGTAAGAAAAATGAGAAGTTTGTTATTCAATGTGAGGAATTACTAATACTAGAGGCACTTAGTAATGGGTATAATGTGATACTTGATAATACGCACCTTTGTCCAAAGCATAAGACTAGAATTGCCGCATTAATTGAAGGTAAAGCTGAATTAATCATCAATGATAGTTTTCTTACCGTTCCTTTATCTGAGTGCATTAAACGTGATCTAACTCGAACTAACTCAGTAGGTGAAGCTGTTATTCGTGGTATGTACGATAAATATCTGTATGTTGATCCTCCTAGTGCAGCTAGAATAGAAGGTCTTCCAGATTGCGTCATAATTGACCTTGACGGTACTCTAAGTCTACTTAATGGTCGTAATCCCTATGATGCTAGTACGTGCGAGGATGACCTACTTAATGAACCAGTCTATGAATTATATAAGTCGTATTATCCGTAAGAAAATAGTATTAGTATCAGGACGTAAGGATACTTGGAAAGATCAGACTATTAGTTGGTTAGATAAACATAACATTAGATATGATGCGTTGTATATGCGTGCTGAACTTGATCAACGTAAGGATAGTGTAGTTAAACAGGAGATATATGAAGCGTATATCAAGAATGTTTATAATGTTCATGCTGTAATTGATGATAGACCACAGGTATTAAGAATGTGGCGGGATAATGGACTATTCACTATTAACGTAGGACATGGAGTTAATTTCTAATGATAGAGAACGATAATCAACTTGAAGTTACATTAAATGCAATATCTAAGTTTGCTACATCTATTGCTAACTTAGCTAATGTAGATAGAATTGGTACTACAACTAACGATAAGTTAAGATACTTATCTCATTTAGCTAGTTTAGTTGGAGAATTAGATGTATTAAGTGAACAAGTGTCTGATTATCTAAATTATGATATAGATAATAAGTTAATTGATAAGTTAAAAGGTGTTAGAGTTGTTCAATTGTTAAGTAATCATCAATTAGAGCAATTAAATCAATTGCGACAAACTGATATGTATGAAGCATTAGATACATTATCTAATTGGGTTAAGGCT